ATATTTATGGTATATTTATCGCATGAAGATAATAATACCAGGTAATCCCGTTCCTAAGCATAGGCCGCGGTTCTCGAGGAACGGTAGAGTTTATAACGATCAAAGAAAATATATGAATGATTTGTCTTTTATTGTTAAAGCACAGTACAATAATCCAATATTAATAGGACCGTTAAGTATTGATATAACCTTTTTTATGAAAATACCTAACTCTTTATCCAGACTGAAACAATCTAGACTAAATGGCCAATATCATTACGCTAAAATAGATCTTGATAATCTTTTAAAATTAAGCTGGGACGTGTTATCCGGAATAATATTTGAAGATGATTGCCAAATAGCATTATGCTCAAGTAGAAAACTTTGGTCGGATAATCCTAGGACAGAGTTTGAGATAAGCTCATTAAAATAAGAGGTGAGAATATGGCAGAGAGTAACTATAGAGCAAAAAAGGCCAAGCCTACCATACCAAGAAAGAAACTGCCTATACAAGTAACCCCGTGGGAGAGGAACTTTAGAGACACGTTTCGCCTAATAGGGGTTAAGAGTATAAGTAACGATGCTCTTAAGTTTCTGGCAGATTTAATGATGCAATGGGTAAAGCATTCTTCTGAACTTTATATATTTAAAGTATTTCTTAATTATCATAATATTCCAAGAAAAGTTTTAGCTGACTGGGCAAAGCGTTGTGAAGAATTAAATGAAGCTATTGTGATAACATTGCAAATACTAGCTACTAATAGAGAGGCTAACGCCCTAAGAGGTGATCCTGCCGGTAAGGCTTTTACCCACTTACAAGGTACTTATGATCCTGAATGGAAAGCCCAAGAGCAATACTTTAATGACAATAGGATTAAAGTTAACAATCAGGAAAATAAGACTAAAATTATAGTTATGGATAGATTTGGAAACAAAGAAGAATCTGAAGCATTGGAAATCATAGGAGAATAATGGAACTTAACGTTGAACAACGTATTCTTATGAATAAGTTTAAACCAAGATCGTATCAGCTAGATCTTATAACTAACGTAGAAAATAGAGGAGTAAAAAAAGCTTTGGCCGTATGGCCAAGGCGTTCTCTGGCAAAGATATAGTTGCATGGAATATTTTAATTAGAGCTGCTATTAGAAAAGTAGGCTCATATATCTATTGTTTACCAGTGTTTTCTCAATGTAGAAGAGTGCTATTAAATTCTAAACTTAATGACGGCTCTTCTTTTATGGATTTTATACCCAAGGATCTAATTTCAGGGTTTAACCAGCAGGAAATGAAGATCACTCTTGTTAACGGCTCGATTATTATCATGATGGGAAGTAATTCATACGATTGCTTTGATGAAAAAACTGAAATACTTACTGATGATGGATGGAAATTCTTTAAAGATCTCAACAGGGATGAGAAGGTAGCAACACTCAATGATGGATATTTAGAGTTTGATAAACCGACTGATTATATCATTAAGGATTTCGATGGTGAAATGTATAGCTTCTTAAACAGTTCTATGGATTTTATGGTTACTCCTACTCATCGATTTTGGGTTAAATCTAATAAGGGAATTTATAAGTTTAAGACGATTGAAACTCTTTGCCTTTCTGGTGATAAGATTCCATCAACATGTCTTTGGAAGGGTATTGATAAAAAAGTATTTAAATTTCCCGTAATAACAAAGACATGGGTAACTGGTAAGGGGCGTATTTGCAATACTATATGGGATCGTGAGCTACCAATGGAAGACTTTGTTGCTCTTCTGGGAATTTTTCTTTCTGAGGGGAGCACTTATAAGGATTACAAGACTTATAGGGTTATTATATCACAGAAAAAGCCTCATATTTGCAATAAGATAGAAGCACTACTTGATAGATGTAAGTTGAACTATTGCTACCATAGTATGAATTACGAGATCCAAGACAAGCAGCTATATGAATATTTCTCTCAGTTCGGAAAACAAGATAAGAGATTTATACCAAAAGCAATAAAGGCTTTATCTAAAAAATATCTACAAATATTATTTGATTGGCTTATTGATGGTGATGGGACAAGGAATAATGTTTACACAGCTTATTATTCTTGTTCAAAAAGGTTAATAGACGATGTTCAAGAGATACTACTTAAGCTTGGACTTTCCGGAAACGTATCAATAAAATTTCCCGCAGGAAGAGAATGTTTCTTCAGGCGAGATAACCGTTCATGGGAACATAAACATAATCTATACCAAATAACAGTGCGCAATTCAAAATTCAAAAGCTTTTCTAGTTCTAATAAAAAATACATAGACAAAAAACAATATAAAGGAAAAGTATATTGTGTTGCAGTTCCTTCAGGAGTTATTAAAGTTAGGCGCAACGGAAAAGAGATGTGGTCTGGAAATTCAATCGTCGGTAGTAACGCTTTAGGTATTGTTATTTCTGAAGCTGCTCTAGCTGATCCAGTTGGTATATCGTATTTAAGACCTATTTTGACTGCATCTAACGGATTCTTTATAGCAATCTCAACCCCGCGCGGGCATAATCATTTTTGGGAGCTTTTTAATGTGGCCAAAAGATCTGATGATTGGTTTGTGAGCTATTTAACAGTAGAAGATACGCAGCATATTCCACCAGAATCTATTGAGTCGGACATAAGAGACGGAATAATGAGCAAGGAGCTAGCTCAACAAGAATATTTCTGTTCGTTTAGCTCACAAAATACAGGCGCTTACTATGCAAAATATATAGATAAGATGAGGCTAAACGATCAACTCACTGTAGTACCTTACGAGCCTAGTATCGAGACTTATGTTTTTTGTGATCTTGGAATAAACGATGCCTTTGTACTTATTTGGGTTCAGTTTGCAGGACCTGTTATTAGAATTATCGATTATTATGAAAATAACTCAGAGGGTATTGAGCATTACGTTAATATAATTAAGCAAAAGGACTATGGATTCGCTAAGCTTTATGTTCCTCATGACGGAAAGGTTCGCGAACTACAAACTGGTATCTCTAGAGTAGAGAAGTTAAGATCTTTAGGTATGGATGTTGGTATAGTTCCTAAGCTTCCGATCAATGATGGCATAGAAGCCGTAAGATCTATGTTGCCTAAGACATTCATAGATATAAAAAAATGTGAGCCACTTATAAAGGCAATTGAGAATTATACTAAAGAGTATGATGAACAGAGAAAAGTATATAGAGATCGCCCGAATCATAACAGGTGGTCAAATGCCAATGACGGACTCAGATACCTAGCGGTTATGCATAGAAGAATTGCTAATAAGGGAACATCCCCAGAAGAACTAAATGCTAGATATGATAGAGTGATGTATGGTACTGGTAGAGGTAATTTCAACCCGTTAGGATAGTAAATAATCTGTATTCGATATATTCTGATAAAATCTATATTGAAACATATAATAGGAGTGTTGTAATGAAGCTATTTCCTACAGATTCTGTAGATTTGTACTCACAAAAAGGACATGAAATAAAAGATAAGATGACTGACTTTTATCAGATGCATAATGATAAGAATCAGTCGTATTGGTATGAAGCTGAAATAGACAATAGATTCTATTCAGGTGATCAAACTGTTTGGGATGAGGTATACAGAGGCAAAGCCAAGAACCGTCGTAACATCTTCAGTTTTAATAGGATCCGACGTAATATATCCATGGTTAGTGGACGACAAAGGCAGGTCCGGAAATCTACAGTTTGTATCCCAGTTGAGAACGGAGACCAGCAAACAGCTGATCAATACTCAAAGATATTTAGTCATATCAATCGAAAAGAATATGTACTCGAGACTATTTCACAAGCCTTTAACGATGCGTTAGTAACTGGCCTCAGTCTTTTGCATTTATGGAACGATTATAGAAGTGATCCAGTATCAGGCTCATTGAAGGTTGACGCACTATCTTATAATAGCTTTTTAATAGATCCCTATTTCAGGAAAGCAGACCTATCAGATTGCAACTGTTTATGGAAAAGATCCTTTGTTACTCCTATGCAGGCAAGAGCTCTATTACCAGATAAGAAGAAGTTTGTAGAAGATGCATCACGTATAAGCTCAGAGAACCTCTTTACCTTTATGCCAGAGAATAGCCATATAGATAAGAAGAACTTGTTATCATACGATGAATACTATTATCTAGACTCACGTTTTCAGAAGCTCATGATAGATACACAGACTGGCGAGACCATGGAATGGCAGGGTAAGTCAGATGAAGGCTTAGCTGAGTTCTTAAGGATGTATCCTTCTGTAACAGTTCAAGAGATAGAGATTCCTACGGTTAAGCTGGCCATATTACTTCAGGGTTCATTAGCTTATGATGGCCCTAACACGCTAGGTATAGACAAGTATCCTTTTGTACCTGTCATGTCATACTTTGATCCTAACATCTCAACATATTCATTAAAGATGCAGTCTATGGTAAGAGGCCTTCGTGATCCTCAATACCTATTTAACAGACGTAAGAACATCGAATTAGACGTCCAGGAGAGCCAAATTAACTCAGGATATATATACAAAGAAAATTCCTTGGTTAATCCAGACGATGTATTTCTTGCTGGTCAGGGTAAAGGCTTAGCGTTAAAGGCTGAGGCACAGATGACTGACGTCCAGCAGATCCAGGCTCCACAGATTCCACCTAGCATGTTTCAGTTATCAGAGCAGATGGCTAAGGAGATCCAAGAGATATCTGGTGTTAATGAAGAGTTATTGGGTAGTGCTTCTGACGATAAGGCAGGCATTCTGTCTATGCTGAGACAGGGTGCAGGACTTACAACGTTACAACCTCTCTTCGATCAGCTTGATATGTCTCAAA